ACTCATAAACGCTCACCCAAGCGTCAACCCCTAGCCTCTCTGAGTCTGAACGAGATAGCCAAGAAGCACCCCGTCGAGTGGATAAAATTCCACGCAGGTCTAGTCGATTTACACTCCCGTGTGACTCCCCCGCCGCCGGCGATACGCTCCATCACAGTGACGATTCTATGGGGGAACTCTGGTACCGGGAAGACCCACCGCGTCCGCATTGCTCACCCGACATGCTGTTTGATCCAAGCTGGCCGAGACCCGTTCGCCAGTTACGTAACACAGGATGTGATTTTCTTCGACGAATTCAATCCGGACAAATGGACGATTCAACAAATGAATCTCTATTTGGACAAGTGGCCGCTGGAGCTGGACTGCCGCTACAAGAACAAGAATGCCTACTGGACCAAGGTTTTTATCTGCGCCAACTCTAACCCCTACAACTGGTGGCAACTGGAACACCAAGCACTAAGAGAAGCCTTCTGGAGAAGGTGCACACACATAATTGAAGTAACATCCCAAGAACAAGAAATATCTATTTGATTTTTTCTAGATATCATAACGATCTTTCGGTTCCCCGAACCGAACAATGTAATCTATCGTAGTAACCATCACAAACGAAGTCGGAATATGATCCGTAAGATTAGCAGCCTGAACAGCCGCACAATAAAACGCACCATCCGCCGGATTCGCGCCCATATTAGCAGTAATAGAATCTACATCCTTAGGATTCTTCAAATCAAAGAATCTCTTAGCAGAAAACTTACGGCTAAACGAAAACTGCGCCTGGGAAGTATAAGACGTCAGATTAAACGTCTTCATCTTCACTTGCCGATCACTATTCCATTTATAATACGAATCGGCAGCAGTAAAAGCGCTCCCGTCATCGTCAAGCTTCGACATAAACACCAACGCATTAATATCTCCCTCATTCTTAGAAATCGTATACGTAATCTTGCTCCCAAGAACCGTATAATGATCATAAAGACTAGCCCAACGAGCATAATCCGATACAGAATTCCCAACACCAGTGTAATCGGGATCCCAAATAGAATTAGCCCTAAAAGTACGAAGAGGCACCATAGCACCAGCTACAGCCCCCTTAGTGACGATTTCTGACGTAGTATAACGTAGCTTGACTACACGGCTAAGTCTCTGATCATCAAGAGGAAGACGACGCCGCTTATTAACACGTTTAAACACCCGACGACGACGCCCCACGTAACGCATTTTTCTCGCCCGTCGTGACGTAAAACCACGTCGGTTTCCTTTCGAATACCTGCGTACATACATAACAAAAATTAGTTTATGAAGTCGTCTATTATGACGACTAAGATACATATCTGACGCACGTGATTTTTTTCTAGACCAGAAGTGGCCTAAAGGTAATACTATACTTTAGGCCTGACCGTCTGGCCCACTTACGTCATAATCGGGCCTTTTTTCTAATCCATGTGGACATGCGTGGATCGCGGTCTGCGACGCAGAGGTTCTGCCTTCGGCCGAATTGTCCCGCCCCGGCGGTATGGTACTTCGTCGTCCGCGCGATTTATATGACGCAATGTTTGATTTTTTTCTGGCGCGACTAATTTTTTTAATTCTCTATCTCATGGCTAAGTTTAACCGCTGGTGCTTCACCATCAACAACTTCACACTAGAGCCCGCTTTTCACGCTTCGATGGACTACCTCGTCTACGGCATCGAGCGCGGTGAGAGCGGCACGCCCCATCTCCAAGGTTACGTAAGATTTAAATGCCGCAAAGCGCTAGCGACCGTTAAATCTCTCCTCGATTCCCGTGCGCATCTCGAGAAAGCGAAAGGAGACGAGAAAAGCAACCGCGAGTACTGCACAAAGGACGGAAACTTCAAAGAGTATGGCACATACGACGAGAAAGCAGGTAAACAAGGTCACCGTTCAGATCTCGAAGATATCGCACAAGATATTCTCGCATGTACGTCATCATTCCATGTCTCTTTTAACAGTGCGCGCACAGACTCATAAACGCTCACCCAAGCGTCAACCCCTAGCCTCTCTGAGTCTGAACGAGATAGCCAAGAAGCACCCCGTCGAGTGGATAAAATTCCACGCAGGTCTAGTCGATTTACACTCCCGTG